AACAAAGAGCTAGTAGCCAATGCACTAGAACTAGATGCGTAAACCACACCGCCTGATGTGAATGATGTTAGGTTTGTACCGCCATTGGCAGTAGGTAAAGTTCCTGTCACTCCAGTTGTCAAAGGCAAACCAGTTGCATTAGTCAATGTTGCGCTTGTTGGAGTTCCCAATACTGGTGTCACCAATGTCGGAGAAGTCGCAAAGACAGCAGAGCCTGTTCCTGTTTCATCAGTTAATGCAGAACGTAGATTAGCTGAACTAGGAGTAGCTAAGAATGTCGCTACACCAGTTCCTAGACCTGATACACCAGTAGCGATAGGAAGACCTGTAGCGTTCGTTAAGGTTGCGCTAGTAGGTGTTCCAAGGATAGGTGTTACTAGGGTAGGAGAAGTAGCAAATACTGCTGAACCACTACCAGTTTCATCTGTCAAAGCAGTAGCTAGTTGAGCAGAAGTAAATGAACCCAAAGAGGTTGCATTGCCTACAGAAGTGACTGCACCTGTTAAGTTAGCATTAGTAGTGACGTTACCCGCAGTCAGACCAGAGGCAGTTCCTGTGATGTTTGTGCCTACCAAGGCAGATGGAGTGCCGAGTGCAGGAGTTACTAGGGTAGGGCTATTGGCAAACACCAAAGCACCTGATCCTGTTTCGTCAGATACGGCAGAAGCTAAGTTAGCAGATGATGGAGTACCCAAGAAAGTAGCTACACCTGTACCCAAACCACTCACACCAGTAGAGATTGGCAATCCAGTTAGGTTAGTTGCCGTACCAGAAGCAGGAGTTCCCAATGTGGGAGTCACCAATGTTGGCGAGTTTGACAACACTACATTGCCTGTACCAGTAGATGAGGTTACACCAGTACCACCATTAGCCACTGCTAAAGTGCCAGTAATGTCAGAAGTAGAAAGAGTTACTGCATCCCAAGAGACATTTGTACCATCACTTTGTAGGTACTTGTTTGCCGCAGAGGTTTGACTTGGCAACAGATTGTTGATAGCCGCAGTAGCCGTAGAAGCACCAGTACCGCCATCAGCAACTGCTAAGTCTGTGATGCCAGTAATTGAACCACCAGTAATTGCGGCAGCAGAGTTATCTGTCTTCGTAGAGATAGCAGTAGAGATGTTATTGAACTCAGTGTCAATCTCAGTACCACGGACGATCTTTAACGGATCACCAGGAGATAAGTTATCCTTGGTGGCGAAATTTGTGCTCTTTGTGTAATTCGACAAGATTATTCTCCTTGTGTCAGATAAGCTAGTAACATTTCTAATTCTTGCAGAGTTGCATAACCTTTTATGCGATTAGCTTTCCAAGAGATAATTTGAATGTTATCTGGTGTGTAACCTTTTGTTGAATCTATGCGGTCAATACTAGGACTATTTTCTCTAAATCCAGCAGTATTGAATTCTAGTTTCATTCCAAAAATAGGGCAACATCCATCAGTAGGATAGATTGCTTTTATATCTTCAACAGTAATCGTATGTTCACGATTCTTATTTCTTGCTCGTTGTTTTGAAGCGTTGAGCAACATATTCAAACGGAAGTCAAAATCTTGTCGTTTGGTATTTAAATATTGTTTTTCGTAATCTCTGCGTTTTTGAGGATTTTCTACTCTACGCTTGGCTTGATAAGCAACGTCACATGAGCGACATTTATATTGCAATCCATCAGGAGATGCTTTGTTTTTTGTAAATGATGTAAATGGTTTTGGTTCTTTACAGCTATTGCAAATCTTTGTTGATTGAACAAAATTAAGAACAGTACTCATGATATTTTCCCGTTCTTAGATTGAATCTCAATCTTCTGAATTGACAACTGTGTGCCGTTAATGGTGGTTTCGTAACCAGTTTGAACAATCTTTCCCGCACCAGAAGCATTTACATCTAGTGTCTTAATGAGCACACCACCAGAGTATTCTGCCACACCATATTCAGCAAGACCATACTCATAGTTCTTCTGTTCAGGAATGTAAGCATTACCCGACAGATAGTTGGCAGCAAAGTCAAATCCCCACTTAATCGTCACATATTGTGCAGACCCACCAATCACCACAGTCTTGATTCTCTTCAGAATAGAAATCTGGTTTTGATTTCCTAAATCTGCATGGTTGGTAAAGTAAGAGAATCGATATGTTGATGTGTGATCTAAATAACTTGCGTACTTACCAATATACCCATTCTTACCAATGTATAAATCACCATTGCGAAGCGAATATAGGCTTGTAGGAGTGATTGAATCCCACTTAGTAACCCTAGCCGCACCATCTTGCAATTGCATCTTTGTATCGAAGCAAAATACTTGTGCAGTTGAAGGCAGAGTTAACAGATAAAAGGCATTCTTCTCTGAGTAAACAGACTTCAAATTAGCCAAAGTCTCTACCGCCAAAGAAGACACCAAGTCGGAACGAACATTTTTGGATAGGTCTCTCAAAGGAGCAGATTTCTCTTGAATAGTCCTCATCAGTGAGCGAACACCTGAGTCTGATAAGAAGATAACGTCTGTACCGATACTCTGAATTGAATCACGAGCAATACAACCAATAGAACCTACTGTGTCGCTTAACTGAAGCAAAGCGGGTGTGGTAGCACCAGAGTAAACAAGAATCTGTCGTTTACCAAAGATGAATAAGAAGTCATTATGAGCCGCTAGACCCATGATCTCATCAGCACCATTAGGCCATACACGAGATACATCCAATGTTCCTGAAGTACCACCCCCCCATACATGACCCGCAATTAAATCAGAGAAGGTAATCGTTACCTTGTCAGTAGATGTGTTAGCCACCCACAGACGACCAAAAGCAGATATACAGATATTTGCTTGTGGAACAGTCGCTACATATCCTGTCTTCTCAGAAACTCTGCGATAAGTAGTTGTACTTACAGCAGGATCAAAGATGAGAGGATCGTGTCCTGATTGGAAGAAATAAGTAATCCCATTCAGAGAAGCACAATGCCAGTTGTTAGCAGTAATGGTAGGAGCAGAACCGCCACCACCATAGGTCAACTCAGTCACTGCATTAGAACTATTGAACTTGAATAACTTTAGATTCCCTGCAAACAGAACAGTTAAAGTGCCATCCGTTTGGACTAATTCGTGAATGACAGTAACGTCATTAGCACCTAGATTCCCAGATGATGAGTTTACCCTTGTGTAACCCTTGCGAGAGCCAACACGACCATATTGGTCAATCACACAATTATTGGCGACCAAAGCAAAGCCAGAAGATAAATCCAATGGCGAGTCTTGCGAGTTAAGGCCATAAAAGCCTGGTGCGCTAATGCTTTGACTTGTTAAAGGTGCAGACATTAGATTGCCACAAAGTTATCTTCAATATAACGAGTGCTTTCCATCGCAATAGCGTCAGATAGCATCCCACGGAATAAAGCATAAGCCTCAGAAGAAGCAGTACCACCATCTTCACCACGCTCAATTAAGGCACGAGCATAAGCACTCTGAGCAACTAAATAGTCTAAAACCTTGACTGAAGTGCCATCAGAAGACAATGTAGCTTGAGGTACATTTAATTCAAATATGATTGTATATACACCATCAGGAACTGGAAACAACTCTACTTTGGTGTCTCCAGAACCATCTACACCACTAAATACAAATTCTGAAGGTATAGACGTTGCAGGTGTCTGAAAGTTTAACTTTCGATTCATCTCAACAAAAGAAATATTTGTTAAGCCAATAACGCTTGTCTTATTAATAGCATCATTCAATTGGAACTTTTGACCAGCACCAGTTAGTGAATATGAATGTGTATTAGCAGATGTTGTTATCGTAATTGTTGTAGATAACACATTCCAGTTATAAGAGTCTTCAATTTGACGTTTAGCATCGTTGACAAACTTGCCAACCAATGCGGAATAGGAGGTTTCTGAGACTGTAGAAACATTAGTCTCACGCAAACGAGTGAGCACATCGTTAACAAGTTCTAAGTAGGTCATGTTCGTTGTGCTCCCTGAATCTCAAATGTTGCAAGTACAGACATTGTTGCTCCCGCTTCAGAAGTAGCAGTTAAATAATCACCCTCTTCCATCACAAAATATTGTGTAGTAGAAATTAACTCTAATGTTGTTCTTGCTGATAAAACTTGTTCGCTAACAATTGAAATTGATGTAGCAGCACTTGCGTCATACCAACTGAAGGAAATATGTTTGCTAGGAGAAGTATTGCAAACGTGCAAGAGTGAACATCTAGCATAATAGCCAGTAGGCACTGTATACAGCGTAGTAGCCGTATTAGCAGTTAGATTCTTACCGACAGATACTGGTCTCACTTCATATTCCTCTTAGAGATCGCTTTAGCCTTTGCTTTAGCGTCTTCCTTGGACGTTGCGCCCCAAGCTCTAAGAGAAAGAAGGAGTCGGGTAGGCTTTCCATCTTTCATCTCAGCGCCAGGCATATTGCCCATTCGTGCTAAAAAGGATGCCCTACGAGGGTTATCTCCCGACTTTACTGGTGGTTTTAGATTCCCACCAGTTTCTGCATTATACGATGCTCTGCCTTTAGCGTTCAAGCCCCCAGAAGCAGATTTCCCTGCTTTTGTTTGCCAAACAGGAGATTTCATTTCTTCTTCATAGGTTTGCTCATGCCAGCTTCAGATAAAGCGATGGCAATGGCTTGTTTCTTAGAAGTTACTGCAGGGCCTTTCTTAGACCCAGAGTGCAACATACCCGCACCATATTCTTTCATAACTTTGCTGATCTTAGTTTGAGCTTTGGTCTTTTTCATTTGCCACGACCTGATTTCTTCATCATATTTGTAGCTGTGCGTTGACCACGCATGGGCATTGGGCTAGTCTTAGGTTTACCCACAGCAATCATAAAAGTAATGCTTGGCGCACCCTTTTTCTTTGCATCTTTTAAAGCACTAGCTTCATTTTTGTATGTTTGAGTCTTTTTCATGGTTTTTCCTTCGTAATAGGCCCGCCAGCTTTCCACGCATCACAAGTACGGGCGGCAGCACAAGTGAATTGAAATAAATCGCAATAGCCGAGATCAGCGGCTTTAATGAAATTTTGGTCATAGGATAACTCTCCTTTACCTTCATCTTTTTCTAAACCAACAGAGATGCACTCCATCATTTTAGGTGTTTGAATAAAGGCAGCACAGTTTCCACAGCGCATACCTTTGATTTCTTCTGTAGGAGCGTTGTACATCTTGGCTTTCTTTAGCCAAAACGCATCATTGGGTTCATTTGGATTGGGTGGCCCATATCCAAACTTAGCAAAGGCATTGTTTCTGTTCTTCAGGTTGACTGAAATATCTTGTGTTGCAATAGGGCAAACAACGCCAGTAAGTAGGTTCATTTCATCACCTTTGTAGCTACAAATGAAATAACACCACCTATTACAGAAGCAATAGCCATTCCGACAAAGAAACCACCTTTTGACCTATTTGCCATCTCTAAGAGAGCTTTGATGTCATCTCTCATAGCAGATACTTCAGCCTGTAAAGCCTCAACTTGAGCTTCCAATTTACCAAATTCTCTTGGATCAATTTCCGACATTTGAAACTTCTTTTTTTGGTCTGCCCAACTTGGGTTTTTCTTCCTTTGGAGTTTCCTCAACAAGAACGTATCCTTGATGATCTTTCATGCTATCAATATCATGTTGATAGGTAAAAGTGACTTCAGTACCAGACTGTAAACATCTAAAAGTAGCCATAAAAACTCCAAAAAAGGGGGGAATTAACCCCCTTTTATCATACTAAACGAACCACAACGCACCGAACTGTTGTGCTTGCTAAGTCCAAAGTACCGCCTGATTCGTTTTGGAAACGAATAGAGACAACATCTGCTGCTGAAACATAGGGTGTAACGCTAATGCCAGAGACATCAACG